TTCGCACTGTACCGCGAGCGCATGAACAACCTGCCCAATCTTGAGTTCTCTTCGGAGTCCCGCGCTCAGGACCAGGGCGGCACTAAGGGCACCCGCTACACGTGGGTCCGCGTCGGCAACGAGTGGATCCAGTACGAGGACGACGGTCGCTCCCAGGAGGACTTCGACGAGCCAGACGAGGACAGGTATGACCATACCGAGTTTGGCAACAAGGAGGACGACGACGCTGGCGACGCGCCCATCCTGGGCTCTGGCACTGCCAGCGATGCCGAGGCTGCACACGATGCGGCCGCCGCGCTGCTGCGAGCCGAGAACCAGATTCGAGACAACCTTTCAGGAGGCGACAACACCACTCGTGGCTATGGCGACTACCTCGGAAGGCGGGCTGCGCGCAAGGAGCGCGACACCCGGCCCTCATGGGCTGACATCTCGGAGGAGGACGAGGACATGCCCCGGTTCAGGCCGGAGAACGGCATCACCGACTACGGTGCTCTCTTTCAGAAGGAGCTCCTCACCCCTCTCGACGAGGCCTACATCAAGACCTTGACACCCAACGGCTACCTGCCCCTGCTCCCCGGCATCGACTCGACCTTCTCCAACGCTTACTACGCGAAGAAGTGGGACCGGTCCACCGAGGACGGAGTCGGCAAGGCCCTCATTCGCCCGCTCTCGGAGATCCGTGGGCTGCCCATCTGCAACCCAGAGGGGCGCCTTCCCATTGGTCAGATCATCGAGCAGGCCTGGGCTGCAGACAGCCTAGACTTCCTCTCGCTCATCCAGCAGTACTCTCCCCAAGAGTTGCTCGACGACGCAGAGGCCATCCATCACAACCAGTACCGCGCTGCTTCCTTTGCCTCGTGGGGCTCCATCAAGGAGACCTTCTCAGGCATTGGTGGGGTTCCCATCTACCAGCACGTCGGTGACTGCAACGCCCTCCACGCGCACAGCGAGGAGAGAGTTGAGATTGACGACCCATTCCTTGACGCAGCCGCTGCTCAAGGCGTGGAGCTCAGGGACGCGACCGGACAGAGCATATTTGTCCGACCCGCCATCACCCCCGAGGTTGTCACTCAGACGCTCAAGAACCAGGCTGCCAAGCTTTCCCACACCAACTGGAACGCCGCTGACGGCCACGTGCCCCCCAACATCACCGAGGGGTACCCCAAGCACGAGGCAAAGTGCTTTGGAAAGTTGAAGGGGACGATGGAGAACATCATCCAGTCTATGGACCCTGACAAGTCTGCCGGCTTCTCGGCCCACTACAAGAGTGGCCCCAAGGAAGTCTGGATTGGACCCGATCAGACAGCCCTCCTTTCCATTGCCATCTACCGCCTGTTGCTGATCATCGCGCTCGGCCCGGTTGCCATGGGCAACATGTCCCCTGAGGAACACGTCTTCTACGGGACGTCCGACTGCGTGACCATGTTTGGCAA